CAGAAAGCATTATTTGTGGTCGCTGGTGGCGACGATATCGCTGGCTACGAACTGTTTCCTGGCATTTACGTGTCTGGGACCTCAGGCTGGAGTAACGCGCAGCTTGCCGACTGGGCCGACCGCCACCACGGACGCGTCCTGTACGAACGCGACTGCGCCCGATTCGACTCGACGATGCAGCTCTGCCACCACATGCTCAAGTGGGCGTTCATGCGGGCCTGCGACCCGCTCTTCGCGGAGCGGGTCATGCTCGACTACCGCGTCCGAGGGCGCTTCCGCACACGGGACGGCACCAACACCACGCTCGAATACACCTCCTTCGGCGCGGTCAAGTCTGGCCACTGCGATACCACCAGCGGCAACACCCTTAATAACCTCGTTATCACCGCCTGTGCAATGCACGACTGTGGCATGCGAGGCAACGTGCTTGCCATCGGAGACGACCTCCTGTGCGCAATCGAAGGCAGGCCTGACCTCGCCGCGCTCGCTCGCCGCGAGGCCTGCTACGGTATCATCCCAGAGGTCAAAACGCCCGCCAGCTTCGCCCAGGCCACCTACGCCAGCTCAACATGGCTATACGACGGCACCCGGCACATTTACGTCCCACTGCTCGGGCGCCTCTTGGCGCGCCAATGGTGGTCCGTCGACCCCCCCGGCTCGCGGCCCAGCGAAGCATGGCGACAACGCCGCCACGGGGTCGCATGCGGAATGCTCAGCATCGTCGGCGGCGTGCCCCTTTACGACGAGTTCTACCGCCCACACCTCATCCCCGGGCGTGCCACTAGCGATCTCACCGCCGTTCGCTACCGCCCACACGGCCCCGCACTCAACCAAGACGCCGCCCGCGGAGCCGCGCCCTTCGACTTCGATGCAGCTTACGCTCTCCGCTACGGTTTCACGCCCACCGAGTGCCGAGTACTCGCGCAGCGCATCCTCGAAGTCGGCATCGACCCCTGCTACGTCGTTACGCTCGGCGACGACCTCGTCGAGCGCGTCATGCGGGTCGACTTCGGGACTACCGCCCCGGCTGCGGCGCCGGATTGCGCTAGTGGACACGCGGGCCTTGACGTGCTCCGACAATGGGGCGTGTTCGATCCGCCCCCTGCCC